CACGATTCATTCTCCTTCCAGAATATGGAATACGTCTGCGTGACCGCGTATACGGGCGGGGCTTCGCCCCCCGCAAGCGTCACGATGCCGTCTGTTTCGCCGATCAGCGTGACGTTGCGGATGTCTACTGAAGTATTCCGATGGACGTACCACCCATCCAGACTGCCCCGGCAGGCGTCGGCCAGTTCGCGGACCGCCTCGTAGGTCGCGGCGTAGAGTTCCAGGGCCATCTGCACCGTAGCCATGCTGGACGGCCCTGAGAGCGTGGCGTCGGGCCGCTGCACCGACACCCGCCTCCACGTCGCAAACGGCAGCGGGGCCGCCTCAGGGGCCAGCAGCGGGTACACGCGGAAGCCCAGCAGCCGGGCGGTGGCGGGGCTGGCCGCGAGCGTGTCTGCCAGCACGGCCTCGGGAGTGCGGGGGACCGGCATGAGTCAATCTCCGAGGGCGCCGGCGAACGTCCGCAGGGCAGCGACGGCCTGCTCCATCGAGATGCGGAGTTCGCGGACAAGTATTTCAGCCACGGCGGGGCGGGTCTGGTCCCACGCGGTCTTGAGCGGCGGCACGCCGGCGCGGCCGCCGGGCGGCGACGCGTTGATCTTGATCGCCGTCTCGCCCTTTTTCCCCTTCTTGAAAAACGCTCGCGGGTACGCGGGGTCGGTCTGGACGCGGCCGCCACCACTTTCGCCGTCACCAGCCCTGACCACCTTGAAAGGGCCGAGCCGGTTGAATGACGACGCGATGACTGCCCCCTGCCCCTTGACTTGATGCTGCTGCACCTCGACCGTCGTGCCGTTTCGGTAGCGGCGGGTGTGGGACTTGCGGGTGAACGGCTTGTCAGCCAGTTTCCCCACGAACCGGTCCCGCGTTCCCTGCTCGACAAACCACTGGTGGAATGCCCGGTCCTTGCTGGCGCGAACCGAGCCGCCAGCCGCGCTCGTCGATTCCGCCGCACCGGCACGCCGGTAGCCGACAAGGCCGACCGCGACGCCATCGCGGTTGTACCGCACGACCTTGAGCGCGGCCGCTCGCTTCAGGTTGCCCGTGGGGCCGACCGGCGTGATCTCCTCAAGCCGCTGCAAGACGGGCCGCACGGCCTTGCGAATCGCAGCCGCCGTGGTCTCGGCGTTTTTTTGCGGAGTGAAAAGCGTCGTGAGCCCTTCCTGCAACTGCCGCAGTTCCGCGATGTTCGCCCGCAGGCTGATGCCAACGATGCTCATACCACGGCCTCCGCGCAGAGCAGTTCGTGTTCGCTCCGGTTGTTGTGTTCCAGAAGCGACGTGATTTCCAGCGTGCGGCCGCGCCACAGAATCCGCATCGTGGCCTTGAGCCCACCCACGTACCGCAGCCGCACGCGGTGCGTGACCTCGGTCTGCTGCTGCCCAGCCTGAAGCACTTCGCGGCCCGACAGGCCTTCGACGCTCGCCCACCGCTCCGCGAACGTGGACCACGACGACACGCTTTCGCCAAGCCGGTTCCGCGTCTCGGCGGCCTGCTGGATCGTCACCCGCTCGCGGAGCCGGCCGGGATCGATCACGTCTCCCCCCACATGAGCAGTCGGTAGGTCGCTGTGCCGGCAGTCGTGAATACGTAGAACAGCGTGCCGGCTGGCATCTTCGTCACCGCCACCTGCCCTCCGCTGGTGAACAGCGCCGGCCGGTTGCCGGCCGCCTGACAGTGGGCCTCGTTGTCGGACACGAACGCCAGCCGGGTCGCGGACAGCGATACCGTCGCCCCGGCCGCGTTGCGGTACGACGCCGTCGAGACGGCCGCGGTAGCGGTGCCGGCGGTGCCGCTGACCACGGCGACGACTCCCGCGTCGAACGCCATCGACGACTCCAGCGACAACACCTTGAGGGACGCCGTGCCGTCAGCGTCGTGGAACAAGGCATCGACCGTGATCCGTCCTTCGACGCTCATCCGTATGCTCCCCACTTTGCAGAATCGAGCAACGCCTTGACGCCGAAAGGAATCTCGTTGGCCTGCAAGTTGTCGGCCGCCATTCGCCGCTCGTACCACAGGCCGACGATCCACAGGATCGCGTTCTTGACCCGCTGCGAAGTTGCCGCGCCGTCGGCCCCGCGGCCGGCCCACCAGTCCACGGTGACGGCGTTGTAGTCGCTGAGGTGTTCCGGCCACGAACCGCCGTAGTTGAACCGCAGCACGCCCGGCGTCGAGTCGCGGTCCACTCGGTAGCGATTCTCGGCAAGCGTCGTGGTCGATCCGCTGGCGAGCGTGTAGGTGATCGTCACCACCGTAGTCGTGCCGGCCGTCGCCATCGGCGGGCGGGGCAGTTCGATTTCCGTAGGGAAAAAGTCCATCCGCATCCGCAGTTTGCGATGCACGAAACACTCGTTGGTGTACGTCTCTGCGTACTCGGTCGCGGCGTTGACCAACGCAGAGATGTAGGTGTCGTCGGTCGAAACGTCCACCCGCAGGTGAGCCTTGGCCTCCGCGAGCGTCACCGGTGCGGCGGCAGGCTCAACCGTCGTGTTCAGGCTGCGATATTGCACGGGGCGGGCGTCCTCGTCGCGGTGTCAGAGCCGCCTGCTCGGCGGCGGGTTCAGCGGTGGCCTGCTCCACGAACAGGGCACGCTGGCTTTCAACGACGGCCACGCCATCGGCAACGAGCCGGTCAGCCAGCGCCGGCGGCTCGATGTCAATCACGGTTCCGACGCTGTAGGTCGAGTAGTTTCTCGTCAGACGTATTCTCACGATTGGGGTACGCTCCATGCAGTTTTCGGCTTGCCGTTGGCCTGGTAGTCCGAGAGGTACTGGTACACAGGCTTCTGGAGTTGCTGCCCCGGCCAGACCGCCACGTACTCCCCGTGCCCGATGCACGTTCGCGGCGAGATGTAGAGCTTGTTGCCCGACTTCTTGAATTGCTTCCAGAACCAAATGTCCGCATCGGTACGCCCGTCGGAGAAGTCGCCGGCCTCGTTCGGCTGATCTTGGAACCACGGCTTGAGCGTTCGCCGTAGCGCCCGCGTTGAAATGACCGTGCAGCCGAAGTGGGCGCTGTCCACTTCCTGCACCGGCTGGGCGAACCACGACATGTCCAGTTCGGTCTGCCCGTTCGGCGGCGGGTTGTCGAGCGTGTTCAGGAGCGTGAACATGGGGCGGCCGTCCTCCCGCTTGACCTGAAGCGGGGCGATCGCGTCGCACTGAAACACCATCGCGGTCGCGATGAGTTCCTCGACAACTCGCTGATCCCAAAACGAGTCGTAGTCGGTGCAAAGAATGTACTCGGTCGTGTCCTTGAACTGGTCGAGCAGGCGAGCCAGCACCTGCCCCCACAGCGCCCCCTGCCCGAGCGTCGGGCGAATATGAAGCGGCATCAACGCCTGAATCCAGCCGAACACGTTCGCCAAGGGACCGAACCGCGGAGCCGAGAGCACGCACTCGACCCGCACCTCAACGTCCGTTCCGCCGACTTTGACCAGCATGAATGCCTCCAAAAAAACGCGATGGCGGGGCAGGTCTGATGCCTGCCCCGCCATCAGTGTCGGGAGGGTGTCAAGTTTTTCAGTTGGAAAACTTGAGGCGGGTGTTCTTCTCGTCGGCCGAGTCGGGGCCGTCGGCACCCTTCGACAGCCGGCCCACGATGACCGCGCGGGCGTTGGTGTCGTTGGGAGCGGTGGCGAACCGGATATACCGCGGCTTGCCACGCAGGTCGAAGTCGAACCGCATGATCGTCGGCGTCGAGGTCTGAGCCGCCGCGGTGTTCGCCACGCTGGTCACCGCCGTCACGGAGCCGTAGGTCGCCGTGTACGTGGCGAGCGCGGCGGTCGTGTCGGCCGCTTCCAGCGTGAAGATGGAGGCAACGGCCGAGGCGACGACGCAGGTGGAATACACCGCATCGACCGACAGGTAGCCGTAGCCCAGCGTGTCAACCGTCAGGGCCACGGTGCCGCCGGCAACCGAAGAACCGGTCGCGACGCCAGACGCAACGCTGCGGGTGTTTTCAACGTGATTCACTGGTCAGGGTCTCCTTGAGTCAGGGTCAGGCGGCGAACTTGAGGGCGACGAGCGGGCCGGCCTTGGAGTTGTCTCCCAGGTCGTTAATGACGATCGCGTTGCGGGTCGTGGCGAACGTCAGGGTCTGGTCCAGTTCGATGAACCGCTCGGTCGAGGTCTTGATGCTGATCGCTCGCCGCTCGCCGAACGTCGCGGCTTGCGACAGGTCGCCGAACATGCAGGCGATCGTGCTGCCCGTCCCGGTCAGGTTGCTCTGGAGCGGCTGCGCCAGCACCACCGGGAAGCCGAGGAACTGAAGCCCAGCACCGCCGGCCACGTCGGCCACGTTGTTGCCCGAGGCCGCAACCATGAGCCGCAGCATCGCGGAGCCGTAGCCGGCCGGGCTGATGTACCACTTGGCGTTCCGCCTCGCGAACACCGGCAGGCGAGCCACCGTGTTCGTGAAGTC